TCATAGATATGGTCCTCTGCGTCCGAGTCCACATCCTCAAACTTCTTCTGCGAGTAGGGCAGAGTCGGTATGGTCCGTATGAATTCCTTACAGGTGTTAAAAACCTGAAGCTTCGGTCTCCCGTTGTTATCAAATCTCAGCCGTTCATGGATCTGCATTTTCCCTGCAATCCGCGCATGATCGCCCTTGCTGAACACTACGCCCTTGTGCCTCCCGAGGTACCCGGGTGCCATCTGGTCTGCTACGCTGTCTCCCCGGCTCTTGTCGAAGATCGCCGGGTCTGCGGTGCGCAGGACTGTGATGTTGTTCCGGATCTCCTCTTCCTCGCGTTCGAGGATACCGTCAGCGATCTGCGTGGGCGTAAGCTCCAGCCCCACGTTCGCCTGACGGGGCTTGCATCCGTACCATTCCCGGTAGCGGTAAAGGCATCCGTCCGGGCCCATTGCGTACCAGCCGCAGGAAAACGGCCTGCTGTACCCGTGGTCGAACCCGAAGTACCGGGGCCAGTCCATCGGAATCGGGAAGGGACTGATGACATGCGTCCATTTCCGGTCTTCGTAGTGGGAGGGCTCGTCCCGCCATTCACGGAACACTTGATCCTCAAAACTGGTCCAATCCCCGTTGAGAAGGGCTCTTCGTAACGCCTCCGGCTTCTGCTCCAGTTCAAAAATGTAATCGTCCGTAATGAACGGATTCTCCGTAGCCAGGGAGGGAATGTACTGCGTCCGGATCTTCCGTGTCTTGTGCAGGGCTTCGGAGTAGATCTCCTGCTCCATGATCTGCATGTACGGCCCTGCGTCCACGAACATCTTCTTCACCCATCCGTGGCCTATGTTTCCCGGGTTGCTGGCAGAGCGGATGATCGGCACTACGCCCAGTGACTTCTTCGCACGAAGCCTGGTCTTGATGAAGTCATATATGCTCTGCTCGAACGAGGTCAGCTCGTCAAAGTACAGGAACTGTACCTCCAGGCCTGCGTACTTGAACCGGTCGGCCTCGTTCTCGCAGTGACGGAACATAATCTTCGAGCCGTTCTTCAGCTTGAACTCATGCCGTCCTGCGTTGTATACCGCCAGCGCTTCCGGATAGGAGGCCTGCGCTTCCTTGATGTCCGTGTCTTCCAGTTCACCGTAGCTCCTCCGGAAGATCACTGCCGTGGTCCCCGGTGCCTTCAGGGTGCGGAAGAATGCGTCCATGACGAGCGCCTTCGTCTTCCCGCCGCCTGCAGCACCGCCGTAGAGGATCTCGTTCGCCTTGCTGGCATGGAACATCGCCTGCTTCGGGGTGGGTTTGTAGTTGATTACTACCGTTGCCATTCTTTACCGCCCCTAAACAAAAACGCCCCCACCGTCAGAGTGAGAGCGCCTGTCTGTTATGAAAATGTCTCCGGACCTGCCGGTGTTCTGCCTGCCGCCAAGGGGAAGTGAGCGGCATACGGGGAGAGCAGCTGCCCCGTCCCAGTCCCGGCATCAGAGAGACTCCCGTCAGCATATTACCGCATTTCCTGCCCTTACACTGAAAAGGAGGTGCCGCATAAAGCGATCTTTTACATCGGGGAATGTCCGACCCGATGAGCATTGTCTCGCCATGCCTGCGTGTATGTTCTCAGCCATACCTCTGTGCGGCAACGTGCTGACGCTGATTGATTTACTTAACAGTTCTCTGCAGCCATCTTCAAACACTGCAGAATCATCCTCGCTTCCGGGTCACCAATATGGCTCCCGAGAAGCTTTATGCTCCGAACTATTCTCTGCTCATCATCTTCATCAAGCTTGTTAAAATCAACCCTGCGCGGAGAATGAGAAAACGCATGACTCGCTTTCGATAACGCTTCCATCATCTCTTGCTGTGTGCAGATGAATTTCCCCATCTTAACCTCTCCACGCTTTTTCAAAATTATGCCCCTGGGGCTTGTGGTATCCCTATGCCCAGGCTAAACGCCGCAGGTCCGCAGCCAGCCCGGAGTCCCTGGCACGATTCGACCCCCCGGGGTCCAGACTGACCACCCCTACCCCGGGGTCTGGTCTGGGGAGGGGCTCTCCATAATTTTCCGGTGGGGAGCCAGGGCTCTGCTGGGTCTCTCTGTGCTCTGTATAATATCCGAATAACCATCATGTTATGCATTGATTATTCGTATACTATTCATAACATCAGAGTAGATTCTGTATGGCAAGTAAGCAATGGTATCAGATACTTACCATATCATACAGCTATGCTCTGTTTACCCTGTGTTTTCCATGGTAGAACTCTGCGTAAAACAATGGTTTTACGAATAGTTCTAAGGATATCTGAGATGAACTATACCAGATTAAACATCATCCTCATCCTGATCTGGGGAGCCTATATCAGGCATACCTTCAAAGCTCACCTTCAGGACAGACTCCTCACTCTTCAGCACTCCGAGGCTCTTTGCAAGACCGATGTAGTCATTCGCTGCTTTGTTGGCTACCCAATCATTGTTATTGTCGATCTGAACATCCAGCCGCTTTATTGCTCCTGGTACGCGCCTTCTGACGGTTGCTGATAGCTCATCTTCCCAGATGGACCGGTAATCAGGCCTTTTGCGCCAATCAGACATTCTGCACTGCGCATTGTGCCTGGCTTTCTTGTCTGCATCAGGCGGCAAACCATAGTATTCTGTCAGTATCTTTTCGTATGGTTCGCCTCGGGCCTCTGCCCTGATCACGTTTTCCATCTGGGCTGTCAGCCTCGCAAACGGTCTGGCCATTGGCCCCTCCTTCCTGCCCCGGGTGGGGGCTCGCTCATGTTCGTGTTTATGTATCAAACCCTCCAACCTGGGCACTATGCTATAGTTACACAGTGAAAACAAAGGGGATACAGAGTGATAATAGTACAAGATAAGTGATAAGAATAATTAATACGATTAGATATATAGTGTTATGGTTTACTGATGGGATATTTGAGTAAAAAAATAAGCCTGGAAGAGGCTGTAAAAGTGAATCTCTATGTATGATATGTTATACCTGAAGTAATCTGTAACACAGTTACTTCAGTATAACACATCATACTGTCAATACCTTGCAATCGTCAATAACCGTTTGGTATATTTTTTCCTCAACTATGTGCCTGGGGCTCTGATGGGGCTCCGGTGCCTGGTGCCTGATCGTTGTGCTGGTGGCCTGTGTGGCTGCCAGAATTTTTTTGAGAATTTTTTGAGAAAATTTTGTGCTCTATGCCATCAGAGAGAGTGCGTGAGTGGCTGAAAGCCTTGTGGCATAAGGGTTTGTGGGATTTTAAAAAAGTTTGAAAAAAATTTTGAAAAAGTGTTGACAAGGGTTAAACCCTGTGATATGATACTCACTGTCAAAGGGGTTAAACCCCAAACCAAACGACCAGATGAGGAGGAGCGCAAATGAAGGTTAACGAGAACATCAGCTATGAAACGCTGAAGGGCCTAATCAGCAGGGCCACAAATACTGAGAGACTCTGGATCGCGGACGAATGGCTCAGAGGAAACAAAGTGGTGAGCATTCCGGAATACCAGAAGCTCAGGGAGTACTGGAACACAATGTTCCAGATGTACGGAACCTGGAAGGTAGTGATTAGCTGCGGGACCGTCAAGTACGATTACGCCACAGGAACCTACCAGGAAATGTACAAGCTCTGCAAGGATTCCCGCTGGAGGCACAATCACAACAATGGTTGCTGGTGGGACATGGAAATCACTGAAGCCTAACCCGCCTGATGAGTGCTGGACGGTACCCAGCCGAAACCCCTTCGGGGGTCGCGGGAAACCGCTAATGATGAGAGGAGGAACAGAGCATGACAACGATTCAGCTTCAGGGTGTAGGAAAGAGAAAAGCCATAAAAGCTTCAGAGCTCAAGCCCGGAATGAAAATCCTTTGGAACTTTGGGTATTCTTCCCTAGTGGTTGAAATCATACCTTCCAAGACCGGGAAAACACTTACCCTTGTAACAGAGAGCAACGGGAAATCCTACTCCCGGAAAACAACACCTGACCGGTTATTCGCAGTTTCCTGATCCTGGCACACGGGGCCTCCACCGGGGACCTCGTAGCCAGCACCAGAGGCTGGACTTGACAGACATGATACAATCAGTGAAAAGGGGGTTTAACCATGGGGAACTACAAAAGCGATAAGCAGAACGCAAAGTTCTACGGGCTCAAATTGAGCAAAAACACAGACTCAGAACTCATCGATAAGCTGGACAGCCAGGAATCAGTACAGGGATACATTAAG